GTTAGTCAGTATGTTAGCGCAAGCACAGCGCGCAATTGCAACCAATGGTATAGATAGGTTTATTGGCGGACTTGAGAGTATTGCGCAGATTAAACCAGAAGTCCTGGACAAATTCGATGCAGACGTATGGGCAAACGATTATGCAGATATGCTAGGTGTTGACCCTACTATGTTGGTATCTGATGAGCAAGTAGCACAGATACGTCAGGCTCGTGCACAAGCACAGGCCAAGGCGCAACAATCAGCCATGGCGAATCAACAGGCGGATACTGCTCAGAAGCTAGGTACGGTAAGCACTACAGGCGGAAATGCTGCAAGTGATGTTATGAATATGTTTAGCGGATACAACGGATAAAGGAATTATATGAGTATGGTAAGCATGAAAACCACTCCAGACGACGGTAACGATGTAATGTCATTATCCAATCAGTATGGCTATGGTTTGCGTATCAGATTGAATGATGACCAGTGCGAGGCGTTGGGCATTACTACGCCACCTGTAGCTGGTAGCAAGATGAACATTAGTGCAGTTGCATTCGTAGCAAGTGCTACTCAATCGGTTGAAGATGACGGTGATGACGCGGGCAACGATGTGTATCTGGAATTGCAAATTACAGATATGGAATTGAGTACATCAAAAGGCGTAGAGCCTTCAACAATGTTATATGGGAGCGGATCATGAGTGGAAACAGTAATTATATGGTTGGGTTATGGGGTCCAGTGCACTCTATTTTAAGTTCGTCGCCAATAGTGGTTCCCATGGTAGGTGCGCCACTGCCCGCAATCATAAAGCTATACGTCACAGCAGGCGATACCCTCGTGCTAGACCAGTCGTTTGACGGTGGGCTAACTTACGACACTCCGCTGCTTACGACAACAACAAGCCAAGGAGTGAGGCTAGACGCTGGCTGTTCACATATCCGTGTCACTCGCTCTGCTGGCGTTTCGACTACCTCTTACTTTACGGTGTGTGGATAATCATGGCTAATGAGAATTTGTTTAAGCCTTACAAACAGCCATACATACTTGCCCAGGATGGTGTTGCTGTTGGGCTTGCGCCGAATGGCACTGTTGCGACCAATGGTCAGGTTACGCTAGGTACCGCATTACAACGCATCTACTCAAATGGTATTTGGTTATATCTACCCGCTGGCGCAGTGTCAGGTGGTTCGGCTGGATTGTACTGGTGTGTAATGTCTAGCACTACTGTTGGGCAGGTTTACACTAACTTTGCAGATACTTCGCAGAAGTTTACTCCGTATATACCAAATGGATCACTGGTTAATGCTGTTGGCAGTAATTCGGCTTATACACAGATAATTAGCACAAATATCACGCTAATTAACGCAACTATTCCTGGTAATTATATTGGTGCTAGTGGAAGCTTACGTTCAATACAGCAGTTTTCATGCTTAAATAATGCAAATGCTAAATCTGTACAGTTGCAGTTTGGGGCAAATAACATAATATATAATGCCAGTATTGCAAACTCAGCAGGAGCGCAAACACTAGCCACAATCCGCAATTGTGGCGTAACAAATTCACAAGTGGCTAACTTCAATAGCTTGACAGGATTAGGTACCTCATCAAACATGGGATATTACAGCAACGATACAACTGTCGACCAGCCTATTCTAGTTTCGGCAAGTATCAGTGTAGCAACCGACTATATTATATTTGAAGCTGGTTCACTTGAGGTACTCCCATCATGATAACTGAATGCGTCCTAGTACGTTGTAATTAGGTGGTGCACGTACCAAGACAATCACAGTATAAAGTAACCGCATGAATGACTTTGACCCAACCGACATACATGCGCAAGCGCAAGCTAAAGAAGATTCAACAGAGCGTGCAAAGATAGCGGCGATTGATGCAGGTAATGATTTTAAGTGGTTGATGAGTAACAAACGTGGCAGGCGCATAATATGGCGCTTGCTTGAAAAAACGGGCGTGTTTAGAACCAGTTTTACAGGTGACAACGCCACGTTTTTTAACGAGGGTCAACGTAATATAGGGCTTATGCTTATCTCAGATATACATGAGTATTGCCCTGAAATGTATTTAACCATGCTAAAGGAACGAGCAAATGGCTGAAGAAGCAGCAGTAGCAGCTACAAGCGCAGCACCTGCAACAAGCGAGGCGGTATCAGCACCAGTTACAACTGAAGCGCCTGCCGCGTCATCTGCGCCTGTAGATAGCGCAGCCGTTACAACTGAAGCTTCTAATGTAGATGGCGATGTAGTTAAGACTGATGATAAAACAGATACAAGTGGTGCTCCTGAGAAGTATGAATTCAAAGCGCCTGAAGGTCAATCGTTTGACGATAATGTACTTGCTCAGTTTGAAGAAGTGGCGCGTGAGATCAACTTGCCTCAAGCTGAAGCACAAAAAATGCTAGACAAAATTGCACCGGCACTGGCACAGAAACAAGCTGACGTTATCAAGGCCGCGCAGGACGAATGGGTGGCCAGCACAAAGGCGGATAAAGAGATCGGTGGTGATAAGCTCGACGCGAATCTATCAATCGCAAAGAAAGCACTAGATACCTTTGGTACACCAGCTTTGCGTGATTTGCTCAATAATTCAGGCTTAGGTAACCATCCTGAAATTATCAGAGCGTTTTACAAAGCGGGCATGGCAATAAGCGAAGATTCATTTGTGCCAGGCGGAAGTAAGCCAGTTGGTAATTCTGATCAATCACTTGCATCAAAGTTGTACGGGTAACAGGTAGTAACTAACGCTCTAACGCTGTGAAGCGCTGGGCACCTTTAATTCTAACACCGTGATGGTGCTGAAGGAGTAATACGATGGCAACACTAGCAACGACTCAATTAACTCTTGCCGACTGGGCGAAACGTCAAGATCCTGACGGTAAAGTGCCAGTCATAGCGGAGTTGCTTTCTCAATCCAATGAAGTCCTCGAAGATGCTGTATTCGTAGAGGGTAACTTGCCAACAGGTCACCGTGTAACAATCCGCACAGGCTTGCCAACGGTTTACTGGCGATCACTTAACCAAGGTGTGCCGCGCTCTAAGTCAACCACTGCACAAGTAGATGAATCTGTAGGCTTGCTCGAAGCGTACTGCGCAGTCGATAAAGATTTGGCTGAGTTGAACGGCAATACCGCAGCCTTCCGTTTATCTGAAGATAGCGCATTCCTTGAAGCGATGAACCAGACTCAAACTCAAACACTGTTCTACGGTAATCCTGCAACGGACAACCGTCAGTACCTTGGATTGTCAGCACGATTTGGCGCAATCTCTGGCGCTGGTAACGCTGCTAACGTATTAGACGCTGGCGGTACTGCATCTAACAACACATCAATCTGGCTAGTTGTCTGGGGCGATAACACAGTATTCTGCCCGTTCCCTAAAGGTTCCAAGGCAGGTTTGATACACAATGACCAGGGCGAGTTAACCGTTTATGACGGTAACGGATACCCTTACCAGGCATTCCAGACTCATTACCAATGGAAGAATGGTTTAGTTGTTAAAGACTGGCGTTATGTTGTGCGTATTGCCAACATCAATACCACAGACTTGACAGGTCAATCAGGTACGCAAGCAAGCACAGCAGCAACACAAATCATTAACTTGATGAGTCGCGCATTAGATCGTATCCCGAATATGGGTATGGGTCGACCTGCTTTCTACATGAACCGTACCGTTGCTTCTATGTTGCGTATTGCAGCGTTGAACAAGTCCAATACTGCATTGAGTATTGAAAAGGGTTTATCCCAGTTCGGTACACCACAAGCGTGGACTAGCTTCATGGGCGTACCATTGCGTCGGGTCGATCAGATCCTAAACACCGAAGCGCGTGTTGTTTAATCGAAAGGGATAATCATGATACAAGATGCATTTTTACAATTCAGTTCCGCGCAAGCAGTAACTGCTACAGCAGCCTCAACTAACGTAATCGATCTAGGCGTTGCTCGCGATATTGGCATGGGCGAAAGCCTAGAAGTTGATATTCGATGCAACATAGCAGCTACAGCCGCTGGTGCTGCAACTGTTACATTCCAATTGCAGACCGCTGATGATGCTGCCTTTACTGTCAACGTGCAAACCATCGTGCAGACTGATGCGATTCCTAAAGCCTCATTAGTTTTAGGCGCTTCAATCCCATTGCACATAGATCGGTCATCACCTTATCCAGCACGTAGATACATGCGCCTAAATTATCTTGTTGGTACTGGCCCTTTAACCGCTGGCAGTTTCACCTCTGGAATTGTCAAAAATATACAAGATCCGCAGGTTAGTTATCCTAGTGGCTTCGTTATCCTTTAAGGAGTAAATAATGCCTAAATATCGCATTGAAGAAAACTCCTTCATTGACAACATGTACGTTAAAGCGGGTGATGAGATTGAAACTGATGCTACTCCCAGCGCGCACTGGACACCTTTAGACAAGAAAGCAACTTCGGCAAGTTCAGCGGCTGCTGATGAGGAATCTGCGCGCATTGCTAGTCTGCAAGCGTCTGAGGCGAAACTAGCAGAAGCTCAACAGATAATCGATGCGGCAGCGGCAGGAACAGCACCAGCAACGGAAGCAGAAGCAAGTTTAGTGTAATAACGCACTTCTCCAAGTGGGTTTTGACAGGGGGCTTCGTGCCCCCTCTTTTTGTTTGAGGGGTAATGTATGACTGAAGTTGATATTTGCAATCAAGCACTGGCTAACCTTGGAGACGATGCTACGGTTTCCAGTATAAATCCATCTGACGGATCGGCACAAGCTGATTTATGTTCTCGCTTCTACCCGCAAGCGCGTGATTCATTACTTGAGATGTTCTCATGGGGATTTGCTACCAAGCGCGTTACGCTTGCATTGCTAGGGTCTAACTGGTCTGAATGGAAGTACGCCTACGCCGTACCAAACGATGCGCTTAATCTGCTTGCTGTCCTAGCGATTGATGCATCAGATGATTATGTTGCACCAGGCTATGTTGCACCAGGATACGTTATGCCTTCTATCTTAGGCGCATATACCCCACAGCCATTCGTATCTGAAACTGACGGAAACGGTAATCAGATAATCTACACAAACATGGAAAATGCCGTATTGCGTTACACAGCGCAGATGTCAGATACAAGCATGTTCTCCCCTCTGTTCACTGATACGCTGGCATGGCTGCTCACGTCCAAACTCGCAGGACCAATACTCAAAGGTGACGCAGGTGCAAGCGCAATTACGAACGCATATAAGATGTTCAGAACCTTGATGAGCCAGGCAACACAATCAGACGCTAACCAGCGCAAGATTAACCTGCGTCCACAGACTGTTTGGATGGCTAACCGATGAGCGTCCGTACATTAGATCGGTCATTTGCAAGCGGTGAGTTAACACCTGAGTTATTCGGGCGTATTGACCTTGGCAAGTTCCAGAGTGGATTGGCAACATGCAGAAACTTTATTACCCTGCCGCACGGCCCCGCAGTTAATCGTCCAGGCTTTCAGTTCGTGCATGAAACAAAGAACAGCGCGGCTGTATCACGCCTGATACCTTTCAGCTATAACAGCACGCAGACACTAGCGATTGAAGTTGGTGCAGGATACTTCCGTTTCCACACACAAGGTGCGGTGGTGTTATCTGGATCACCAGTGGCGTGGAGTTCTGCTACGGCTTACGTAGCAGGAGGATTGGTAAGTTATGGCGGTATTAACTACTATTGCATCCTTGCTAACACAAATCACACGCCACCTAATGCAACATATTGGTATGCTTTGCCAGCAACAGGCGAGTATGAAATACCAAATAGCTATGCAGCTTCAGACTTGATCGACATTCATTATGTGCAGTCAGTTGATATAATGACGTTAGTTCATCCAAATTACCCGCCACAAGAGCTACGTAGACTTGGAGGTACTAACTGGACGTTAACACCTATAGCATTTTCAGCGCCAACGAATGCGCCTACGGGTGTTACTGCTACACCTACAGGTTCAAGTACAGCACAGACTTATCAATATGTTGTTACGACAATAAATACAACAGGATTACAAGAGTCTATACCTTCAACTGCTCCTGCTTCCATTACCAATGACCTAACTGTAACCGG